ATTACCTAACGGAAACTATGTAGAGAAAACTGCATACTTCTACGTATTAGCATTGGTCGAAGGTGAACCTAGACCGGCAGTTATTGCTATGCGATCTTCTAATCTTACACCAGCAAGAGAGCTAAACAATCTGATTAAGAATCTTAGATTCACAGATTCAGATGGCTCTTTCAATCCAGCTGCATACTCAGCAGTTTACAATTTAAAAACTGTGGGTAAAACAGCGGGTAGTAAAAGCTGGCATGTCTATAAACCATCGAGAGTTAGAAATCTTGATGTCAGTAATAAAGAAGATGCTGGACTGTATGAAATTGCACAACAACTTCAACAGACTGTATCTAAAGGTGCAGCTAAACCAAAATATGAGGCGCCTAAAAATACTGGAGACATTGTATAACCGAGTACTTGTTGAGTACACTTGCGAGCAGGGCGTGGAAGCGAGAGTGGAAACGCCCTGATTTATTATGAAAGAATTTGAAAAATATTTTAGTGGATTAAAAAGAGATTTTGGTTTTTGTAATGTTAAGAATGGATATTACGATCCTAAAACAAACAAACTTAAATTTGATCCAGGTGATTATGGCTGGGCTAAAAGGCCTATTACTGATAAAGATTATGAAGATCATTTAAAAGGACAAAAATCTATTGGGTTACAAGCTTGTGATGATGAAAGCATGGCTAGCTTTGGTGCAATCGATGTTGACCCTGATGATTACGAAAAGTTTGACCTAGAAAAATATTTAAAAGTTATTGATAAAAAAAATTTACCTGTAATCCCTATCGAGTCTAAAAGTGGTGGACTTCATATTTATGTATTTACAAAAGAAAAAGTACCTGCATCTTTAATTAGAGAATTTTTATCTAATCTATTATTTTTATTTGGTCTACCATCTAAGACTGAAATATTTCCAAAACAAACCACGCTTGGTAAAAATCAAAATGGTGAGCGAACATCTGGTAGTTTTATTAATCTTCCATATTTTAATGGCAATGAAAGAAGAGCATACAAACCTGATGGAAGTAAAATGGATTTAAATTATTTTTTAAAAGTTGTTCAAGCTAACCTACAAACTAAAGAAAGTTTATTAGAAGTTAGTAATAAAAAAATAAAAGAAATATTAACCGGTGGACCTGAGGAGTTTGCTGACGGTCCTCCATGTTTACAGATGATCTGCAAAGAGATACAGGAATCAGGGACCAAATTAAAAGATGAGAGAGATAGATTTTTATATAACTACATGGTGTTTGCTAAGAAAAAATTTAGTGAGAATTGGGAAAAGAAAGTATTAGAAGCAGCTAGAAACTATATCTTGTATGATGAAATATGGGGTGATGGTAAAGTAGAAGAAAAAATTAAATATTGGAAAAAAGATACAGCAGGTTTTAAATGTAATGATTTACCCATATCATCATATTGTGCGAGGGGCACATGTCTAAAAAGAAAATTTGGTATTGGTGGTCACTTTGATTCGCAGTGGCCATCAGTATCAGGTTTAATTAGAATTATGTACAAACCTGATCATGAATATTTTTTTAATGTAGAAGTTGCTGCAGATAAAATTGTACAAGTGCACGCACGTAGTATTAAACAATTTAATGAGATGAAACAAATGCGTAGTTTAATTGCAGATCACACCACCACGTATCCACCAAGTATTAAAGAAAAAGAATATCAAAATATATTAAATGGACTCTGGGCAACTATGGAAACAATCCAACCACCTGCAGGCACCAACCCTATAGATATGTTAAAGAAAGAATTATTTTTATATGTTAATGGACCAAAAGCTAGCTCGTATGCAGCATTTAAAAGTGGATCTGTATTACATGAAGATCAATATTTTTATTTTGTGTACGATAAGTTTTACGATGAATTAAAACGTGGAGACTGGAATCAAGAGCGAGCAAGAACAGCTACTATGATTAAACAATATTTTAAAGGTGAATTTGATTGTCAAAAAAGATTTCCAAAAGGTGATAACGAAGAATCATTTCCACCATTACGAGTTTTAAAACTTCCAAAAGAAGGTTTAGAAAAAGAAGAGATACCAGAAGAAATAATAGAAATAGAAGATAAGGAGAATATAGTATGAAGAAGCCACCTAAAATTTATATATCTATGCCAACATATGATTTGATGCATGTATCAACTTGTTTGTCATTAGTAAAATTATTTAATAAATTTACTATTGCTAAAATGCCAGCAGAAATAGGAACATTTAAATGTCCTTACGTTGGTTATGGTAGAAATGTTTTAACTGCAATGTTTTTAGAATCAGGTTTTGATTATCAGTTGTTTGTGGATGCAGACATGGAGTTTGAACCTGATGTTATTGGACGTATGATTATCGCACAAAAAGATGCTATCTGTGTGCCATACAGAAAAAAAACACAAGACCAAGTATTAAAATTTTCTATAGAATTTAATGATCCAAAGAATATTGAAGTAGATGAAAAAGGTATTGTAGAATTAAAAGCTGGACCTGCAGGTCTAACATTAATTCACAGAAAAGTTTATGAAAAACTAATGAAAGATAATCCACATCTTAAAATAAAACAAAAAGAAATAATATCTGAAAAAGCAAATTCATATTTTTATAATTTTTGGGACACTAGTTTTGGTAAAG